GTTGCTATCATTGGATGTGTTCAATGTTATAGTATAAAATCACTTTTTCCGATATTCTAACGTGGTAATTTAATCTTGCACCAACTTCTAATATTAATATATAAACTTTTAAAGAAAAGTAGTATAACAATGATAACACTACTAACCACGCTACTTTCAAGACGTTATATCTATAACACTAATGATAACATAATTAACATATGTTAACTAAATAAAGAAAATTAGCAATAAATTAGGTTTATATTTATAAATAGTATTATATTTGTAACCTAAACTAAAATAAACATTATGAAAAACACAAACAAACAAAACGAAATGATCGATTTTTTAAATTCATTGGACATTGATATAGATTTAAGCTGTATTTATGATGAAGATGATGATTTTGAAAGCTACATTGATAAGGCTTACGACTTAATAAATGAATATGAAGTTATATACTATTTTAATGCTATAAACTATTTAAAAGATGAAGACCCTTCTTTAAAAGAATCTTTTGAATTGGCTTCAGAATATGGTTATAATATTGAAAATTTAAGTAGTGAAGTTTTAGCAACTATTTTAAAGCAAGAAAGATTAAGAGAAATTTTATCATCTCTTTCAGATGAAATAGAGGAATTTTTTGAAGTAAACAATTAACACTAACTAACATTTTAAAACAAACACTATGAATTTTTTAAACATGAATTTACCACCAGAAGAAAACGGCAAAAACAAAAACCTAAATTCTTGGTTTGATTTTATGAATGATCAAATTGAAAAAATAGAAGAAAGCAATCACAAACAAAAACTTAATAATTTGCTATCTGATAACGATATAAAACCATTTGATTAACTATGGAAATAAACGAAGCCATGCGCATATGTTTTAAAAACAACGTGAAAATATACCCGCAAATAACTCGCTCAATTTATAGGGTTGCAATAGATCGGGATGGGGAAATACAAATCGGGCAAAAAACTTTTAATAATAAAACCATAAATGATGCAATAATTAAAACTTATTTGTATATTGCAGAACAATTAAACAGTAAGATATGAAAACACAAACCGCAGAAATACTAAAGGTATTGATTAGAAATGAATTTGATAACATTGATCATTCACTTGATTACATTACAGAAAACGGCACTAAGCTAATTAACGCTGCGTTAGATTTAGGCTTTGAAGATATGGCAGCGGAAATGCAAAATGATTTATTATGAGTGACTGGTTCGACGATTTAGACATACACCCTAGCTGGGAGCAAGAAGATACACATTGCAAATGCTGCGGTATTGTAACAGATAACGAAACCTATTGCAGTAAAGGTTGCAAGATTGAGGATAACGAATGATTACAAGAGAAGAATATAATAATGCTTTAGACGTTGTGGAAGCTTATCATAAACAATTATTTGTAAATAGTATCAACAATGATTTAAGAATTTTAGGAAAAACAGAATGGGATAAATGGGATAAATTAAATAAACATTGTTCTACTAGGTTAAAAAATATAATTTTAAAAAATCCAGGGTGTTTTTTAGAAGATATAACCTATGATTTTTTTATTAAATTTGGAAATGCTGGTAAAAAAACTTGGAATGAGTTTGTAGAATTACGTAATAAGTCCAGTTTATAACTAAATAAACTGGACTTTTAACATTTACAAAGCAGCTTGCCCGAAGGTGGCTCTGTCCATCTCTTGTTGGTTCGTTACGTCTGACCCTACCACAAAAGCCCTAACTGGTGCAGCGCCTTCTACATCTCCAGCCAATTGATTAACACCACTAGATGCCGTTAGGTTAAACGCTGGGGCTTGTGCGCCCTGACTTGGTGTGCTTATGTTTGGAACGCTTCCACCTCCTCCACCCCCTGGAGTTTTTACCTTTACTATTTCCTTTATACTTTTTAAACCAGCGGCAGCAGCAACACCCGCAGCGATAGGAGCTAGTACAGGACCTACAAATGGAGTTTTAACTACTGAATTATATGCTCCAATTGTCGAGCCTATCGTATCAATGGTTGCACTTGCAATCGCAGCAGCTTTCCCCGCTTTAGAGCCTTGACCGACTAATTGGGTGACGCTAGAAAGAATTTGCGAGCTTGCACTTGCTGCTTGTGATATATCTTTTTTTCTTAAAGCTTCTTTAAAATTAGCTTCATCTTCATTTATGTCATCTGCTTTTTGTTTAAAGATTCCTTTAATTCTGTTTATTTCATCTTCTGTCGCTTTGGCTTGCTTTAGTTTTTCAATGTCAGCAACTTTTTGAGCCTCTAATTCTGCCCGAGCTTTTTCAAATTGATCCTCTATTTCCTTAGCTCCTCTTTCTTTTAAAATAGCATCTATTTGATCCTGTCGCTCTTGTTCTTTTTCAGCAGCAGCATCATCAAGCTCTTTATTCTTAGCAGCAAATTTATCAATAATTTTTTGCTTTTGCTCTTTAGTTGCGCCTAATAAAGTTAATTCATCTAGTGCTTTTTTTTCTTCAATTTCAAGTTCGATACGAGCACGTTCTAACATGTTCTCAGCATCTGCAATCATTTTTTCTTGATCTAATTTAAGCAAAGCGTCATTTAAAGCTTTGATTCTATTTATCTCATCTTCTCCTGCTTTATCTGCAGCCGCTTTATTATCTTCAATACTTTTATCTCTCGCAGCTTTATCTTGTGCTTGATTTTGAAGTATAAAACCATCTCTTTGATTTTTGAGATTTACTAATTGTTTTTCTGTTTCTGAAATAGTTTCTGCACCAGCTTCTGCAATTTCTTCTGGATCAAATAACAGACTCGCCAAACCTCCGCTTAAACCTTCTTCTAAATTAGTTTCAATATCAATACCAGGAATTTTAGATACTGCTTTTGTAATAGCATCTACTGTTCCCAAAAGTATAGTGAGAGGTAATGACATTAACCTAATGAAGTTTTGCGCAATGTCTTTATTACGCTGCATGGCTTTAACCTGTGCATCACTCTGCTCTTTTTGTAAAAGAAGCTGAGCTTCCATAGCTGAAATAACTTCATTTGTTTGCTGCACCTTTAGGTCTCTGATTTCCCTTTCAGACATACCTTGCAACTTCAAACTGTTTTCTTGAGCCGTTGTAGCATCTAACATTTGTTTACGAGCTACCGCTTCCGCTTCAGTATTTGCTAATAATATTTCTTGTTCAGCAGATACTCCAGATACCAAGCCTACAATATCATCCCAATATGCAACGATTAGACCCAATGCTACTACAATAGCTCCAATACCAGTGGCTATAAGGGCTTTACCCATAGCGTTAGCACCAAATACTGCACTTTTAAAAGCCTTAATAGCAGTAACGCCTAAAGTCTTAATACCTCCACCAACTTCTTTAACCGTAGTCGCTAAACCTCCAGTAGCTTCATCAAGTATTCGCATACCCGCTTCACCATTTTGACCAGCCATTCCAGCTTCTTTACCTAAATCTTTAGCAGCATAAGAAACATTATCTAAGCTCTTTTCAGTTTTTTTAGCTTGAGATTCTAAATCTTTAATTCCTTTTGCAGCTTTAGCTCCACCCTCTTTACCTGCATCGCCTAAATCGTTTAAATCGTTTTTAACCTCTTTAATAGACTTGTCAGCTTCGCCAGCATCAACCTTTATTTTTATTTCTTTCTCAATAGCCATTTTAAAGCGTTTTTAAGTTCGTTAAAGCTTGTAGGGTACTTATACCTTCCTTTAGCTATTTGCGTTAGTTCTGTGTCTTGTGTGCTTGTTCTAAGCGTTCTTATTGTGTGTGCTATCATTACCTCCCTTTATGTATTCGCGTTGGTACTATCTCAATATCGTAAATGCTTAAGTCCCCTTTTAAAGCTCTTATAAAAATATGCCCTCCATTCTCTATAAATGTAGTCCCCGTAAAGTAAACGAAAGTCGGCTTAAATCTTTGCTCGGTATTTGCTAATTTTGTAAAGACTTCGCTTTCTCCTGCTATTACATTTAATGCGCCAGCTATATCAATTTCAATATCAAAGTAACCGCTCAAAACAGAATTTTTAGCCTTAAATCTAATTTCTAAAATAAACCTATCTTTATCGTTTACTGCTAGTAGTTTGTTATTTTCAGGATCCCACATTCCGAATGAAAAATCAACTGGTACGTTCCCATCAATTACGGTTGTGTTATCGCAAGTCAATTCTACTCGTGTGCCTTCAATAATTACTAAAGGTTCAGCAACCGTATAAGTGCCGTCTATATATTGCGCCCCTCCAGTAAATTCTTGGAGTACACTAAAGTTCTGATTCACTTTTTGCGCTCCAGTTCTAAGGTCGTCTCCGTTCCCATCGTTAGGTTCTGTTCCTACTAAAATATCAAGTAATGCCATTAAAAAGTTATTTTGTTGTTATCAAATGTTATAATGTTGCTATCAAATAGTAGCACGTTTTCGCTTAATTGTAAAATTATAAAACTCGGATCGCTTAAACCGTCCTGTATTTGTATTACGCCGACCCGATCCTCTCCAGTTTTATTGACGTCTAAATCAAAAGATACTAGTGGAGGTTGGCTTGTTATAGTGATGAAGCTATTTTCTGTAAATGCTTGCGCTACTTTTGCGTTTCCTGTATAGTAAAAGCTACCTTTATCAAAGAAGGTGCCTTTTTTCTGGCTTATTCTGCTGCTTGTTTCGCTTCCCTCTAGTGTTGTAAATAGATCGTTAAGCAATACAAGGCTAGTTTTGCCAGTAATTATGTTTGTCTCTATGTTATCAATTACATAACGCTCCCCTTTTATAATTAAACGGTCGTTCATTTCTAATTTAGCCAAAATAGTTGGCGTAAATTCTGCGCTTAAATTGTACTTCCTGCGCTTTTTATTAAACAAGTCGCCGAAATAATCAGAGTAAAACCTAGAATAAAGGTTATCGTCCATTAATCGACCGTTAAATTCACTAAATTCTGCACTAAATTGGCAGGAAAAACCAGCAAATAATAAAAGCGAATGACTTGGAACGTTAACAGATGTTAAAGGTTGGTAAGTGCTTTCATTATTAAAGCCCAATCTAAAATCTCCAGAGCCTAAAAAGCTATTTTGTAAGTAAGTTAAGAACGGCTTATTTTCATATGGTTCTTGTTCTGTATCTACTATATAAGCGTATTGCACAAAAGTATCGTTTATGCGCTCAAACTGTGGATTTTCAAAAGGCAATTTAACTTCTAGTTTTTTGTCAACAGAAATACCATCTAGGCTAATCTCCTCTGCTCCGAATTGCTTACCAAATTGACTTTGATATTGTTTTGCTAGTATCTGCTCGGTGTCTTCATATCCTAGTACAATCTCATTAAATAGCTCGCCACGTGATACCTTTAATTCTTCTATGTCCACGTATTCGCTAACGTCCAAAATAGCACCATCACGATACCAACTATTTAAATCGTTTACATATAGCACACCATCGGGTTGCGGCACTATAACCAGGTTGAAAGCTTTTAACATAGCAGAAAACCAGTCTAACACTTTCATGTTAGAAATTTGAGATTGCACGTTGAAATCTGGCGCAGCTATGGAATCGGTAACGGTTGTCTGTACTATTGGTTGATTTGCAAAAAGACCATCAGATGAAAAATAAGTAATAGTCTGCTCACAGTTTACTTCAAAATTTAGATCGCCTTCCGCTTGTACGCTATACTCTAAATCATAGTCGTCTAAGTCTAAAAGATCGCTTCTAAAAAGATAGGCATATTCGCCAGTTAATGTTTCGCTTACTCTTTTAACTTCGCCATTAATCGACCAAACTAATCTGTAAGGTATGTTGGTTTGAACTGGAACAATTCTAAAATACATTTTTACCCTTGCAGATACTGCCGTTCTATTGCCAAATAAAGAAACGAAAACAATAGGATATAAACTAATAGGCAAAGTCTGAACTAGCTTCTCACGAAATGGTGCGTCCTCGTTTGAAGTTCCGCTGCTTATGCTCATATATAAGCGGTCAAATTCTGCACGTCCGAAAAAGTCCCTAGAGAATTGCAAGCCGTATCCTGGTTGAGATTCAATAGCCGAAAGGATAGAGCTACATTTTATAAATGGCTTTAATTCCTTCCAGTCTATCCCATCGGTAAAACTAGAATTGTAATTAATGTTGACTGCTGTTTCTGTACTTAAATTTGTACTTCCAGAAAGAAAACGCCTTTTGTAACTTGCTAAACCAAAAGCAAGGTCTCCATCGGTTTCTAGTCGGCTTTTAACATTTGCAGCATTGTACACAAAGTCAAGTGTATTTAAGCCAGATAAATCCCGAAGCGTATCATCTCCTATTTTATCCTTTATATCTATTGTATCGCCAAAAAATTCAACGTCATAAAATTCTGGCACATTACTTTTTAAGCCTACTGAATTGAGTTGCAGCTTTCCTTTCTTAAAAGTAACACCGTTAATATCTATGCGTGCGTTTGTTTTTATCCTAGCATCAAATCCGTTATCTA